GCAGAAAGCGCATCTCTTGGCCCAATGCGTGCAGGAAGCGCAATTTCATATCATCGGCGGAGAATGTAGCCGTCTCTGGAACCTGCGCCTGTATGTCTGCGATCAAGGGCCACATGAGGCGATTCTGTTCTTGCGTGCGGGTTTCTTCGCCTATCGTCATGACATAGCCTTGCGGAGCCTGATAGATAAGGCTGGCGGCTCGATCCCGGTGCGCCTTCGATACCAGCTTGATCGTGCGCTTATCCATCACGCGCCCTTTCCAACTCACTCCGCTTCGGGCTGGCTTTCACAAACGCCCGTGCAAGTTCCTTCATGTCAATGCCGTGCTTTGTCTCGAAAGACTGCTCACCGATCCTATGTTGTTCGGAATGGCAATCGCGGCAAAGACTGATCGTCCAATAATCGCCAGGCTTTAACCCCATCCCCCCGTTCGTTCCCGTTCTGACGTGAGCAACCTCGATATGATCATAGGTCTGACATACACAGCAGGCGTGGGAGCGAACGAACTTGCAATGCGCTGGCGATATGAACCTCTTAGGACGCTTTGCAGCTTGTGGGCGACGGGGCGGCAGCATCTTAAAGACCCAGTGCGTCTTTATAGATTTCGAGAACGGCTTCCCATTCCTGGCGAACATGGGTTTCCATACGGCGCAGCTTTACGATCTGGCGCATAACCTTCACGTCAAAGCCATTTGATTTGGCTTCGGAATAAACTTCCTTAATGTCTTCCGATATGCCGCGCTTGGTTTCTTCAAGCATTTCGATCCGCTCCAGATATAGGCGGAGTTGGTCTGCTGCTACGTTCATTAGAAAATCTCCATTTCAAGATTGGGTGTTGCGCTGACGAACGGAACGTCATCGTCTAAATCCATATCGCCAGCAACAGCAGCCGCACGCACATTTAAGCCAGCGTCACTGCCAGCACCTGATCGACTTTGCGGATCGACGGTCTGCGCATTGATTTGCAGGTAAGTCTTGCCGTTATGCTCACGGGTGGACAATTCACCGATCACGGTGATCTTGGTTCCCTTTAGAACCATCTCTGCCAGCTTGGGGCTAGAGTTCCATTTCGTCACATCGAACCAGAGCGTTTCTTTCTTATCGCCCCAGCCCACTGATGCGCCCACGGAAAAGCTAACGAAACCTTTTCCGCTTTGCCCTTCCTTATAGACCGCATCCTTGCCGACATTGCCGACGATGGTTGTAATAACTGTCACGCTTCGTTCCTTTCTGCATTGCGCTTTTCCCGATTCTGTCGAGCGATAAGGCTGGTGCATTTCGGATTGGTCGCGCCAAGCCTTTGTCCCCTGCCATTGTAAAACTTCCTGCGTGGCGGATTGCCAGTTGCTGACGGATACTGCTGACGCTGAATGCGTCTTACCAAACTGCTCATTATGTCACCTTTCTATAAATGGTTTCTAGTTCTGCGACGGTTGCCGCAATCTCATCAAGGAACCCAATCGCGGCGCTTTCGATCTCTGCAATCAAGTCATTGTCCCGATCAACTCGCTGAATGTGCAATTGCATTTCAACCGGCATTCGCGGATCGAAGCTAACAAAGTCGCACCAATCTTTTTCGGTGCAAGCCATCTGCCATTGCATTTGCTTGATGTATTTGTCGGGGATCTCGCCGCCGCGCAGTGTGGTGATGTGCGTTGCGGTATTCGGACACTTTATCTCGACTAGCCCATCATCGCCTACAAAGCCATCAGGAGACGCGCCAGACCATGCCAGGCGGGGATGTAGAATGAATGGGGCTTCAATAACCTCAACGTCCTGCATGAAGCCATAGGCGGCTCTAGCGGCTGCTTCTGTGTCTATGCCATGCTGCATCGCTGCGCTTGTGAATCCAGATTCCGCAACACCTGTCAGGCGCTCTGCAATAAGCTGGGCGGCATAGTTTGCCCTAGACGCGCCCCAGCCTTTCTGGGTGCGCGCCATCATATCGGCAATGCGTGAAGCAGTAAGATGGCCGCAGCGTTGTGCGAACCATTCTGTTGTGCGCTGCTCGATCATTCTTTTTCCCCTTTGGCTGCCAGTTTGGCTTGCAGGCTTTTCTCTGCATGGGCAAATTTGCTTGCAGGTAATTCCGGCAGCGATTTGATCTCGTAGTATTTGCAGAATGCCACGATGTTTGACCCGCTGGCTTCGATCAGCGTGCGCAGCGTATCGCATTGCGTCTGGTCAATCGGTTCATCGTGCTTGACCTGTTTGACGGCAGCATTTCCATCATCGTCTTCAGGTGCGATTCCGAAAGCAGCCATCAAGCCATAACGGCGGCAATAGGTAAGGGCGCTACCGAAGCCGTGAGCGTCTTGCTTTGATGCGCGGATAAAGCATTTGCCGCCGCTCTTTTCCTCTCCGCTTATATGCAGATAAAAGGTTTCAACGCAGGCTCCCTGTTCATGCTCAATCGTTTCTTGGCGATACCAGAGACCGTGTTTTACAATAGGGCGGATCGCTTCGATCACGTTGCCAAGGTCGGCATATTTTGACCGAAACGCTGGATTGCTTTTGTCCTTCGAAGCACTGTCAACTTCGGGAAGTGCCTTAGCCAAAGCGGTTATAATCTCTTTCATATTAAATCCTCCTGTTCTGCTTTCCATTCATTCCACTCTTGCTGCGTAAAGCCATCGGCCTGATCGAGCGATTCCCAATCATCACCGTAGCGGCTGCGCATCTCTGCATCCCATGCTTCGCTGCTGGCGTTCAGGTAAAAGTCTACGCTGATCGGCTCGGCAGGCCAGACCGTAATGAGGTCAACGCTTTCCAGCACGCGGGTAAATTGTGAAAGGCCGCCGTTCATGACTGCACCCCGAAAGCTTTATTAATGCGCTCGATGCGCTCGGCAAGATCGGCTGACATTGGCCGCGCCTTTAGAAGCTCGATCAATGCGCGTTCTTCGTCGCTGGTCTCTGGATTGTCAAACTCTGGGTAAATGACTTTTTGCATTTTTGCCTCCGTTGTTGTTGATTTGGTTATAAACGCACCTTGCATCATTGCAAGACGAATTTGCAGCATTTCAAAAAATATATTGATTTATGGGATCGCCTGAGAGTAATGGGCGTTCATGGACATACGAAAAGAACGCAAAGCCCTGGGCTGGACGCAAGCGCAACTTGCTGAAAAGCTTGGTATCAATCACTCGATGGTTTCACGCATGGAGAGCGGGGATATACTGCTGAACGTGCGGACGCTGATTGCCTTGGAAGTGATATTCAAAAGGGCAAAAGAGCAATGACCTCCGACCTCACTGGTTTAAACGCATTTCCCAGTGAGAACCTAGCTACTGTGTCGGCTTCGTTCGATGCAGTAGCCTTTTATCCGCCGCGCTACGTAACGGGCGCATTACTTCAGAATATGGGCTTTGAATTTATCCGGCCCGACCAGATCAAATCACAATGGAAAATAATTCATAAGGAGAAACCATGATTAAGATTTTATCCCGCTGGCTCAAGCCTAAGCAGGCCCGTGATAATGACGGACGATTCCTACCCAGCCGAGTTGCTGCACGCAAAAAGGCAATGCAGATCGCCAAAGAAATGGGCCGTCAAGATCTTTTGGAAAGGCTTCAGGCATGATTTACGAATCACCATCGACGCCAATCGCGCTGGCTCGTTATCTCGCAACGTACATAAGCGATGACAGCACAATCCTCGCTCATGTTCGCCATCGCTTCGGCGTTGATCTATCAAAGACCGACATGGCTAAAATGCGTGCATCGCTTCCGAAGAAGTATCTGCCAGGACAGGGGAATCCATCCGGCTGGGACTTCAAAAGTGATCGAAGCTTTCGCGGTCATGTTCGCCGCAGAACAGACGATCCGTTGCTTGCCGCGCTGGCATCTTACCACTTGAAGCACAGCAAGCTGAAGCCGCACGAAATTGAATATTATACGAGGCTTGCGAAATGAATATGTTTCCCAAATGGTATTCGCCGCCGCATATCGAGCGCCGCAGACGCAACAGTGGCTCGGCAGTGGTCACAGCGGTGATGAACGAATTCAACATTGACAAGCAATCACTGACCAGCCCCAGCAGATCCAAGAAGCCTGTAAGGGCTAGGCAGGTCGCCTGGTATGTGATGAGCCGCAACTGTGGACATATGTCGTATTTGCAGATGGCGAAGATGCTGGGCCGCACAGATCACAGCACAGCCTTCCATGGCGTGCGAGTTATCGAGAACCTGATCGAGCGAGACGATGAATTTGCCGCAGCGGTCGAACGGGTAGAGAGGGCTTTGCGTGACTAAATATTTCGCCAAGAAAACTGCCTGCACGAATGGGCATCTTCATGCCTCAAAGCGTGAAGCCAAACGCTGCGATTACCTCCACATTTTGCAGCGAGGCAGGGAGATCGAGGGATTGACCATTGAGCCGAAGTTTGAATTCGTGGTCAACGGCAAACCCCTCAAAATGGGCAACGGACGGGTGGCAAGCTATCGACCCGACTTTACCTATATGGAGCGTGGGAAGCTTATCGCTGAAGACGTAAAGGGCTTCGTCGTTCGAGACTTTCCCCT